GGCCGTGATGATGACCACCGACCTGATCCGGAAATGCGGGCCGTCGCCGTTCTTCCCGATCCTGGGGTTCGGTGAGGACTTTACGTTCTGCCTGAAGGCAAGAGAGGCAGGCGCGACGCTGTGGTGCGACAGCCGGGCAAAGGTTGCGCACTGCGGGACGAGCCTGGCAACGGAAGAAGTATTTCTGAAACAACAGAGAAGGGAGGGTTAAGGATGCCTGACAAACTGATGGCACTCCGGCTGGTGAAGACCCGGCTGAACCGGGCGCAGGCGGACACAACGCTGGATGAATACCTGGTGGGACGGATCGACGCGGCGGAGGGAGAGCTGAAGAAGAACGGCATAACCCTCACCGATTCGGCGGATGACATGATGCTCCTGGTGGACTACACCGTATGGCAGTACCAGAACCGGGACAAGACCGCCGGAATGCCGGAGTGGCTGCGGCTGAGGCGCAGAGAGCGCTGGCTGAGCCAGAAGAGGGGGGACAACGCATGATCCTGGACACGGGATATTGCAGAGTCTTCCGCAAGACAAACACAGCGACCGCCGGAAGTAAGCCGAACTGGACGGATGTGCTGTTCCACGAAAGCTACTACGGGGAGCTGAACTTTGAAACCTCACCGGCGCGGCCGACAGAGCACCGGGAGGAGATCAATACCGCCGCGAGGGTTCGCATACTGCAGAACCGGAGCATCGCCAACCATGACCGGGTGAAGCTGGAAGTGTTCAGCGACGCGGAGAGACCGGAAGCCGATGAGGTTTTCGAGGTGACACGCGCCTGGCACGGAGTGGACGAGGAAAGCGGCGAGCCGATCACTGACCTGACGCTGGAGGTGGTCAAAGCATGACATGCGCGGAAATCAAAACCTTCCTTGTCAGCGTAGACCCGACCATCGAACGGTATGAATCCAGCAAAAAGGGTGACGCGTATTCGGTCTGGTATGAGCTGGGGATGCCGAACATCTTCTCAGACGGGAAGCATGAGGACATCCAGCACTTCCAGATAGATCGGTTTACGAAGACAGAGGATGATACCACAGCGGCGGCGATCTTCACGGCCCTGGAAGCGAGGGACGATATTTCCTTCAGCTACCTGGTGGACCGCGAAGACGATACCGGGTACATCCATCACATCTTCGACTGTGAGGCGTGCTGACATGGCAAAACTCGGATGGAGCGGGCTGGACGACGTCTTCAACGAAATGGAGATGGCCGGGGAGCAGGTCGGCGAGATTGCTGACGAGATGCTGAAGGCCGGCGGCGAGGAATGCGTGAAGGCATGGAGGGAAGCCATCAGCCAGGCGGGCCACGACGGCGGAGGCCGGAGCGGCCGCGGTACAGGCGAGATGGCAAAGTCTGTCGGGGTAAAACTGACAAAGAAAAACGGAATGCGCTGCGCGGAGATCTACCCGCTGGGGAAAGATTCGCACGGCGTGCGGAACGCTGAGAAAGCGTTCATCCTGCACTACGGACGGAGCAACATGAAAGGCGATCACTTCGTGGACAACGCGGAGCGGATCGCGGAACAGAACGCCGTGCCGGTGATGCAGGAGATCTGGGAAAACGCTAAATAAGGAGGACAACAACATGGCAACCATTGGAATGCGGTATGTCGTGGCTGCCCCGATCAGCACGGAGAGCGGAAGCACCATCACCTACGGCACGAAGCAGACCATGAAGGCCGTTGAGGCGAGCCTGAACTGGGAGCGGGATGACGGCAAGATGTACGCGGACGACGCCGTTTGCGAGACCGACGGCAGCGTGATCGGCTATACGCTGGACACCACGGTGGACAACATGACCGACGACCAGGAGAAAACCCTGTTCGGCTACGAGCAAGACGGGGAAAGCGGTGATATCGTGATCACCGGCGAGGCACTGCCGTACAGCGGTATCGGATACGTCCGTGTGCTGAAGAAGGGCGGCAACATGAAATACCAGGGTCTGTTCTATCCGAAGATCCAGCTGAGCCGGCAGACGGAGAGCGACAAAACGAAAGAATCCACGGTCACCTGGGGCACGGTTCCGATACACGGCGTGGGCATGGCGGTCTTTGACAGCAGCGACGGCAAGAACCGTTTCCGCAGGCAGAAGACCTTCACGGTCATGGCCAGCGCGACAGCGTGGCTGGACGGCAAGTTCAGCACAGGAACCTAAAACACAGACAACAGGGGCACCGGATAAGCGGTGCCCCTGGTTTTTGCAATCAGAGAGGGGAAAGAAGCAATGATCATTATCGGAGGAAAAGAATACGAACTGCAGTTCACGATGCCGGTGTGGGACAAAATGGAAAACGAGCTGTGCATGGTGGAAGAGTTTGATATGGTGATGATGCAAAAAGGAAGGCTGCGGAAGGCGGCGAAGCTGGTAAGCATCATGAGCGTGGAACCGGTGAAGGCGGAGGAAATCTGGGAACAGATGCAGCCGTCAGACGTGCGGAACATTATCGGCGAAGCACGGGAGGTCATCCGCGCAGCACTGAAAATGAAAGTAAAGACAGACGAGGACGAAAACAAAGTGGTAGACGCAGTCCTTGAGGAAATAGAAAAAAAAGAAACCGGGGCAGGCTGACGTATCGGGCGGTCACTGCCTGGGGATTGATTGCCGGGGTCAGTTTGACGGAACAGAAGGAGCTGAAGCCCGGCTTTTTGCTCGATCTGTACGTGCTGAAGCGGGCATACGATGACGAACAGCACGGCATCAAGCGCGGAGGCGACGATGACCACGACATCGGCGACGAGGAGGAGGCCGCCTTTGACGGGGACGAGGACGAGGAGGAGACATAAATGCCGGCGAGGGAGATTAAAACAACGCTTGCGGTGGACGGCGAGCAGGCATACAAGCGGGCGATCAATGACGCGAAGACCAGCGTCCGCAACCTGGGCACGCAGTTGAGCCTGGCACAGGCGGAGTTCAAGAAAAGCGGCGACGCACAGAAGCTGATGGAAACCCGCGCAAAGGCACTGAAAAACGAAATAGACCAGCAGAACGAGATCGTGAAGAGCCTGGACGGTGCCCTGAAGGACGCGGTGAAGCAATACGGAGAGGGCAGCAAAGAGGCAGAGAAATGGCAGGCGGAGCTGAACCGGGCAAAGGCCACAATGGCGAGCCTGGAGGCGGAACTGAACAACAACGAGCGGGGGCTGGACAGGAACGGGAAAGCCTTCGACAGCGCAAGCATGGCGGCAAGCGACTTCAACGACGCCGTGCGCAGCGTGGGCAAGGGCGTCAGCTTTGAACTGATCACAAGCGGCATCGGCAAGATCACCAGCGGATTTGAAAGCGCGATCAAAAAGGCCGGAGAGCTGGCGCTGAGCATGTGGAACATGATGCGGGACGCTGCTGAGTGGGGAGACGAAGAATTAAGGCTTGCTGATGTATACGGCGTAAGCGTGGAAGAGCTGCAGCAGATGCAGCACGCGGCGAAAATGGTGAACACAGACCTGGACACAGTAATCAAGTCCAGGAAAAAGTTGGCGGAAGCCATGCACACAAAACTTGAAGACGATGCCAAACAGGAAGCAGCAAACTCAAAGAAAAAGAAGGACCAGGAACTGAAAGAAGACACGGACATGCAGGAGACATGGAAGGCGCTGCGTGTTCCTGTATATGACAACGAGGCACAAAAATTCAGGGATCTGGAGACGGTGTTCTGGGAAGCCGGAGCAGCCATCATGAAGCTGGACGACGGCGTGTTGCAAAACCATTACGCCATGAAACTGTTCGGCAAGAGCTGGGACGAACTGAAGCCGATGTTCCTGGCAGGCAGTAAGGCGTTCAAGGAAGCAATGGAAGACGCGCCGGTTGTTTCAAAAGAGAAACTTGACAAGTTGGAAGAGCTTCAAAGTCAGCTGCATGAACTGGACGACCAGTTCCAGGCACTGAAGATCAACGTACTGAGCGAACTGGCACCGGCGTTTGAAGTGCTGGCGAAAAGCCTGACTGATCTGATGTCGGAGTTCAACGCATACCTGCAGACGGACGAAGGAAAAGAACTGATGAAGAGCCTGCAGGAAGCTATAACGGCTTTCTTCACAGAAATCAGCAAAACGGACCTAAAGACAGCCGTGAGCGCGGTGGGCGACGGGCTGAACCTGGTCAAGGAAGGCTTTGAGTGGATCAAAAAAAACAAAGACAGCATCATAAACGCGCTGGAGGGCATCGGGATCGCATTCGCCGGACTGAAGCTGTTGGAAGTGGCCTCGAACATGGGCAAGATCGTATGGGGATTCAAGCAGCTGTTTGGAGGCGGAGGAAACGGAAGCACAGGAACAACGCCGACAACGACAGGCGGAGGATCTACGCCGACAGCAATACCGACAACCGTACCGAGGACGCATTGGTGGACACCAGCGGCAAACGGTGCAACAAAGGCTCTGAATGATGAAATGCTGATGCCAGCCATTGGAAACATCGCGCCTGTGGTTGTGGACAGATTCATGAATGAAACAAACGCAGGACGCGCAATCCGGGACGGAGGAGATTTTTTCAAGGGCGTTGAGCAGGACTTCAAAGAAGTTACGGACGACATCAAGAAAAACGCGGAGACATTCAGTTCCGATTGGAAAAACAACAAGGCGTTCCAGGCAATGACCGCACCGGGCAAAAACAGCATTCTGTTCTGGAACGAGTTCTGGCAGGAATTCGGCGAAAAGTGGAAGCTGGCACAGGAAGCGGAACAGTGGAACCTGGGCGACCATGTGACGGCGGAGGAAGCCGCGGAGTTTGTAAACAACGGCGGCGAACTGACCGTGCAGCCGGAGACGGCAATCATCCAGCCGGACGACAATTGGGTTTTCGGTGATGACGCGAGCATCGAGGACATCATGAACTGGATGAACAGCCAGAACGGCGGGAAGTTGCTGCCGGGAGGACTGGATGAAGGAATAAACGCGGGAGTATATGCCGCAGCAGCATCAGGTGACAAACTGACCAGCCAGGACGTGGCGGCATTCGGAAAGGTGCCGGAGCAGATGAGCACGGCGGTGGCAAAGGCAGTCGGCGGGATCAGGGTACAGATGGACCGGTACACAGTCGGCTATCTGGTGGCACCGGTCGTGAGCGGCTACATTGCCTCACAGGTTGGATAAAGGAGGACGGGCAGATGATTCTGTCGAGACGCATATCGCTGGATGAGGTGCAGCTGGACAGCCTGGACGAGCGGATCATCATCAGCGGGTTTGAAGAGGACCCGGTGGATGAGAACTTCCGGACGGTGGACAGGTATCCTTGCGGCAGCAGGATCACAAACCAGCACATCAGCAAGAAAAAAGTGATGGTGAAGTTCCAGATCAAGGTGCGGAAGGGAAACTTTACAGACCGGAACGAGATACTGGAAAAGGTCAGCAAGTGGGCACGATACGGGCACATCCTGAAAAGCACGACACGGCCGAACAGGCAGATCCGGGTGAAATGCACACAGATGCAGAAGGTCAGCGACCCGCGAAACTGGTTAAGCGAATATCAGCTGACGTTTGAGGCGATGGAGAAGCCTTATTGGGAAAACACGACAGCAACAACAAAAACACTGACACAGGACGACGAGGGAACCAACACGATCACCGTGCCGGGAAACACGGAGACGCTGGCGGAGGTTTCAATACAGAACAAAAGCGGCAGCGAGCTAAACACACTGGAGCTGACGATCAACGGGTATACGATGAGTTTTTCAAATCTTGGAATTGCAAACAACGGATACCTGACAATTGATCACACTGTCATAAAAGAAGTAGAAGTGTTGAGGATAGAAAGCGACGGCACGACAAAAATGGCAAACATGAGCGGAGACGACGAGTTCATCCTGGTGCCGGGTGTAAATGCAATCAGCTACAGCGCGGGAGGTGACGTGATCGTCACCGTCAGTGCAAAGGGGAGATATGTATGATCAAACTGCTGGACGGCCACAGCCTGACGGAAAAAGAACGGTTCAAAGCGGAAAGCATGTCGCTGACGCTGAACCAGCGGAACAGCACGGCGAGGATGACCATCGGGCCGGAAGCGCCGGAGATCAAAGTGGGCGAATGGCTGCAGGACATGGACGAACCGGGAGCCGGGATTGTATGGCGGGTGAAGACCATTGACGACCAGCGGGAGACACAGACACGGACACTGGTGCTGGAGCACGCGATCAAAACGCTGGGCGACATCCTGATGTACGGAGAAATAAAACCGAGCGACATGGGCGGAGGAACAACCTGCACAGCGGAGCAGGCAATCACATACATCCTGGGAAGACAAAGCGATTGGGTGCTGGGGACTTGCAGCTACAGTGTAAGCAATCCTTACAACTTCAACGGCGATGATCTGTTCAGCGCACTGGAGACGGTGAGCGGCAGCCTGCAGAAATGCTGGTGGAGCTATGATTTCAGCAGTTATCCATTTACGATCAGTTTTGCACCGGTGACGGAGACAGTGGGAGTGGTGCTGCGTGAATGCAGGAACGTGCAGACGGCAAAGATCACAATCGACCGGCAACCGATGTTCACAAGGTTTTATCCGACAGGGAAAAACAACCTGAAAATAGATGGAGATTACGTAAGCAGAAACGAGAATGTATACGGCAGGAAGGACAAACAGGAAACAGACCAGAGCAAAACCACAAAGGCGGAGCTGCTTCGGTGGGCAAATGAGCGGATTGAGAATCACTGTGAGCCGGCCGTAACGGTGACGGTGAACGCAATCGACCTGAGCGAAGGGACAGGCGAACCGCTGGATCACATTGTGCTGGGCGCAATGTGCGACATGCCGCTGCGGGAATACAACACGACGATCACGGAGACAATCACGCAGATCAACTATCCGGACAAGATCCGCGAGCCGGAAGTGGCGACGGTAACGCTGGCAAACATCCAGGAGGATGTGGCAAGCATCATCGCACGGATGATGAAAAGCAGCGGAAGAAGCGTAAAGACAGACGCAAAAAACGGTGAAGAAGATCACGCGTGGATTGAAAACACAAACGAACACGTCACACTGATTGCTGAAGGATTAATCGGCAGAGATAGCCAGGGGAATCCGGTTGACTGGTCGAGGATTTCACAGCTGGGCGTTGACGGAGACGGAATTCATGGCAAGGTTGTCGCAATAGACGGAGATTTGATATTAGCACAAACAGCCATAGAAGCAAATGAAGAGTCAATCAGGCTTGAAGCTGAACGGGCGACGGAGGCAGAGGGGATACTAACCGGAAACCTTGAAGTTTCAGCAGGGAAGATCAACCAGGTTGTTACAGCAGTCGGAGCAGACGGAGAAGTGACGGCGGCAAGCATATGCCTGGCGATCAACGAAAGCGGAGAAAGCTCCGCAGTGATTGACGCAAGCAAAATCTATCTGCTGGGCCAGACGATCGCGGACACGATCACGGCGAACTACATCGCTAACAAGATCGCAGCCATCGGAACGATCAATGCGAACAACATACTGGCAGGATCTGTAAATGTGGTAGTAGGGCAGACAACTTCCCCGGTAGCCACGCAGATCTATGTGAGCGGATGCCCGTATGATCTGAGGATCACACAAAGCGGAAACACATACACACTGCAGCAAAAGCGTCTGGGCTATGAAGCAGTATGGACGGATGTAGGGTCTTTTAGTCGAGCCACCACATTGAGCGCCGGATGGGATGGCAATAGAAAGTTCACTGTTGGCGCAAGCCCGCAGGGCGTAGAAAGATATACAACGCTGGTTTCAGCTGTGCCGAACGCCAACGTTACATGGAACGGAACGACGGCAACGCTTGCACTGAAAGCAACGATAGATGACGGAGAAACAACGGTTAATGTCGGCGATGTGACAGTAAACGTAGCAAACTATCTACAGGACAAAACAGGAACTGCAAAGATCACATCAAACGGCACATACACACCGGACACCGGATATATCGGCTTCTCTGAAATAGAGATTGACGTGGCAGGCGGAGGCGGAAGCGGAACGACAACGCTGTCCAGCAGTTGGAGCGGTGGCAAAATCACCGTGACGGCCAGCCCGCAAGGTGAAACACTGGAGCGGCTCCTGCAGGCCGGAACAGTCACATGGAACGGAAGCACGGCGACAATACCGATCAGCTCCGTATTCGGCAACAGCGGCCAGTATAGCGAGGGCGTGGTGTTCTCGCCATCAGTGGACGCATCGGCGAAGATCAACGCGGCCAGCGCGGCGGTGACGATCAGCAACACACTGAGCTGGACAACAACACCAACATCAGGAATCACAGCGAACCAGAACGCGGTAACGGTAACGACAACAGGAAGAACAAACAGCAGCGGAACAGCAGAGCAATCAACAAAAACGATAAACCTGTATTCACAGGTTGGAGAGTGGGGAACACCAAGCGCCAACAAGTGTTATGTGTATGTCACACATACAGATTCATCAAACGGGAACAGAATTATCCGCAGAGAAGTTGACGCATCCAGCCTGGTAACGAGCGCAGGATATGCTGGGAAAGCAGCTGTTACACTGAATGATCCGACATGGAATGCGGTGTCAGGATCAACGCCGACAAGCAGAACCGTAACCGTAACAACCAGCGGGCGGACAAACAGCAGCGGAACGACGGACAACCTGTCAAAGAGCATAGCACTGTACCTGACGAAAGGAAGCTGGAGCAATAATAAACAGACGGTGTTCATGCGGCAAACTTCAACATCAGGAACTGTTTACGCGCAGACAGATGTTGACGCATCCAGCCTGGTAACAAGTGCTGGATATGCCGGCAGGGCAGCGGTGACGATCAGCGACACATTGAGCTGGACAACAGCGCCTGCAACAGGAATCACAGCGAACCAGAACGCGGTAACGGTGTCAACAACAGGACGGACGAACAGCAGCGGAACAACGGCAAACGCCACAAAAACAATCAACTTTTACTCGCAGACCGGATCATGGGGAACACCAAGCGCAAACAAATGTTATGTGTATGTCACGCATACAGATTCAGCGAACACACATCGGATTATCCGCAGAGAGGTTGACGCGACATCAATATATAACAACGGATATGACGCGAACAATACAAGCTGGCTGTATGAACAGAGCACAGGCAATATTGCAGGTAACTTAAATCCGGGAATATGGGTAACTGCTGGTTACAGAGACCACAATAACACAGTGCACTACTGCGGAAGCAGATGGTACACACTGAAAGCCGGAGGCGTTCGCGTACACAGCGGAACAGAACCGTCTGGTGTTCAAACACTATCAGGGAATACAGTGTATGAAATCTATTATGACAACGGATCTGGAGGAACACCGGGTTCCGGCAAATACTTCAAAACGCCGAGCAGCGGAACAAGCTACTCACACAGTGCGTCTCTGTATTGCTATGAGATAAGCACAGGAGGATCAGGTGTGAAGACAGTAAGATTCAGCGTACAGTATTCAGCTACACAATCCGTGCCATTCAGCACGGGCAGAAGTTATTCTATGCACTGGTAAAAAAGAAAGGAGCGGAAAGAAATGAGTAACAAAAAGGAAACAACCGAACAGAACAACGTGGTGGAGATGGTACAGGCACCAAAGGAAAAAACGGTAAATGAGCTTCTGAACGAAGACGTATTCATGATCAGCGGCATAAACTACACACACGAGGAAGCAATAAAGTTTGTGCCGCTGTTTGAAAAAATCAAACAGGACTTGCTCGCATGTATAGAAGCATTCAAAAAAAACAAAGATATGAAACAGGGAGGCGAAAAGAATGCAGAAGCTGATCCTGAATGATGGAACAGAGCTGGTGAACAGCTGGGCGGCCGAAACAACGGACGCCCTGTTTTTGTACATCCGGAACGGAATGAACATACTGCAAATCATGATGATGCTGATGAACCCGCAGACGATGATGGTGGATACGGAAAAAATCAAGAGAATCATCTATATGTCGGGAGAAGAAAACCAGACGGAATACAACGACTATACGACATTGTTCGGTATCACGACAGAGTATAACGAAATGATCAACGTGGTGCTAAAAAAGAACAAATAATGATAAGGAGGAAAGAACGTGCAGACGGCAAAGCAGGTAGATGATCTGATTGTCAGCCTGAAGCAACAGGTGGAAGCAGGAACCATAACGTTATCTGAAGCAATATGGCAGACGGCGCTTGCGTGCGTGGGATGGAGCTATGTGTACAGTGCCTGGGAGGAGCTATGCACGCCGGCAGAACGGCGCAAAAGGTTCAAGATGTGCCCAGATAAAACGTCGATAAAGTCAAAGTGCAAGGCGTTTGACAATAATAATTGTCATGGGTGCCAATGGTATCCGAACGATGAGCGCACACGGTGCGGAGACTGCCGGGGCTTCGAGGACTTCCTTTTCAAAATGTTCGGATTCGATCTGTACGGGGACACAGTTTCAGCGCAGTGGAACCACAAAGCGAACTGGTGCGCACAAGGACAATTCGGA